TTCAATAACATTATCTTTTATTTTAATTGCATTGTTATCAGGCACTTTCATGGGATATCTGTAAAATGCTTTTCTTGCTAAATCTTTCGGAGATTTAATTTTACCTTCTTTTATAAGGTGATAGGCTTTATCCCAATTCATATCTTTTAATGGATATGGAACAGAAATAACATCTTTATCACAAGCAACTAATCGCATTGGAGATAATGGATCAAACGCAATATCTGAATCAATAAATAATAAATGTGTGTGATCAGAATTTAAAAAAGCCGAGACGCACATATTACGTCCTTGTGTAATTAAAGATGATTTCATGATTTGAAAAGATACTCTTACCTTTTCTTTAATCGCCCATTTTTGAAAATCTAATAAAGCTTGAGTATAGTGAATAGAACACTCGCTGTGTACAGGTGTTGCAACAAATATTGAATAAGGTTTTAGATCAGTAGCGGGTTCCGTGAGCCGTTGTTCGTTGTCTTTGTTAAACCATATGGGTTCATGATTTTGCATTTAATACTCCTGTTAAAAAATTAGTCCATTCATGTTTTCTGTTATTCCAATTATAAAACTTTTCATAAAACTCTTGTTGTTTGGTTAACATATCTTGCATACCTTTGGTATGTAATTGTTCAGCAATACCCTCTATTGCATAAGCAAACATAGCTGCAAGGTTTTTATAATTACTGTCATATTGAACATACGTTGGCCATTCAGAACATGTCTCATACAATGCACCATAATTGGTTACAATACCATGAAGACCACAGGCTAACGCTTCAATTGCAGATAGACATGAAGTTTCTTCCCAAATGTTTGGATAGGCAAATATATGATAGTTATACATTTGCTTCATAAGATCTTTATTAGAAATATAACCTTTGTAATTTACGTTTGGTAATTGCTTTGCCTGATCATATAAAGGTTTATAAATATCATCATTCTTTTCTTTGAATGCATCACCATAGATTTGAGTAGATGAATATACATCGAGTTCTATTAAAGGATTTTTAATAAGTTGCATCGCCCCCAGTAATACACTCAATCCTCTCCAAGGCGTAGAGGTATAAAGTAATTTTAATTTTTGTCCTTGTTTGTAAACAGCATGTCCTGGAAATACATCAATAGCGTTTTTAATAACCGTGCATTTATGCGGCGGTAATTTAAATACCATTCTATATTTTTCTGCACACCAATGACTATTAAATACATACCAATCATATTTAGAATGATTAGATTTATCCTTCATCCATGGAACAATATTAGGTTGATCGTATGAGTTTTGTTCCCAAAGAATATTTATCTTATCTTTTGACAAAGGTTCTTTTTCAGGAACTGAAGTTGTAATCTGAAAGTTATCTAAAAGTTTGTTATCTACGTATTTATATAATAGATTGTACTGTAACTCCGTACCGCCAATTGGTTTCATAAAAAATTAATTAGCGTCACTCTTTGTTGTCATTGAAGCAACAGTAATTTCTAGATCTTGTCTGAAATCATCTGCAGTAGTATCTGTAGCTGTGTTTGCTACATCTGCATCAAACTCGGCTTTGTCTGTATAGACTTGCCCAGTTCTTTTATTTTTTACAATTTCTTTAACCTGTGCTGGTATTCTTATTGGATCACTCATATTGGTTTACCTTGTCCTATTGATTTCTTTTTTGTATAACTTTTATTAGGTGATTTTGCAACCCTGCCTTTACGTTTTTTTCTTTTACGCTTTATATAGTTATCGACTCCGAAACCTTTTGCTTTTTTAGCCATTTTCGTTTGTCCTACTGATTTCTAATATTGAACAGGTACCTTCAAATATATTAGCTGATGCTGCTTGTAACTGTAACTTATCGTTTTCTTCTAATATAACGGTGCCATCTGATACAGATTTAGAGTCACCTGCATTAACCGTATGTTCTGCAAACTGAAAAGCTCTTGATGCAGAGTTATCATTTAAAAAAGCTTTTATTTCTGTGTTTCCAGCTCCAACATTTGCAACATGTATATTTTGTATAATTGCTCTTGAGTTAGACGGACAAGTATAAACATCCGTGACATCTGTCGTAGTTAAATCAAAATTTGCGTTTTTATAAATGTTAGTCATTAGTTCTTTTCACTGTTACTTAAAAACCAAGTAAATCTTTCTTGTTCTTCTTTCATCTGATTAATATAGGTTGTATTTAGTTGATTTTTAATTTGATTTAATGCTTGAACAATTTGTTGTTGATTATTAGCATCATAAACTGGTGTTGGATCAGGTATGTAAACATCTATCTTAGCCATTATCTTCTACCGTCTGGTTGTACATCTGCTCTAAAAGTTCCATATCTCCAAGTTTCACCGCTTGATGTATTTTCAATTTTTAATGCTGCAGCCCTTCCTCTTGCTCTTGTATCTACTTTTTGAGTTGAACTGTTAATAGAAAAAGGTCCTAAAGAAGATGAAGCTGCAGTATCGCTTGGAAAGTCTTTTAATAAAATTGTAATTTGTGCATTCCCGTTTAATCTCTTAAAATCAGGAATAAATCTTCTTACCTTAGTGAAAAACTCACCATCTCCACCTTGATGTAATTGAAAGTCCCCAGATTCTATAAAAGCTAAAATTGCAGTTGTTGTCCCATCTGCGACTTGGTCTGTACCAACTTCGTGAGCCCAGTAAGTTGTTGCGCCATTTGTATTTGATGCTCCTTGAACAGTTGGAAATGTATACGTTGCTGAGGCATCCCAAGATGTTTTGTATGGCTTTGAATATAATTGTGCATCGTTGGCGGTAGTTCGTGATAGTGAAGATGTGTACCAACATTTCTCACCATGATTCCATGTTACAGTTCTATCAACAACGTTTGAATTAGCAGATGGATAATACCAAGTCACTTCATCAAATAAACAATTGTTACCACAATGTACGAGTTTACCTGAAGTATAATTTAAACCAAGATCACCTGGATTGTTTGTGGTGAACACAAAATCCTCTACTGGACAATCCATCGATTGCACGGTTCCATTAAAATAATTAAATCCTCCAGAATCATCCATCCAATACACAATACCATCTTTAAATTGAATTGCATGAGGACCAATACATCCACAATTAGATCCAACTTTTCTTATACTAAATGTAAATGGAGCACCAACAAACTGCATCGTATAAGCTGCAGTATCAGTACAAATTAAAATATAATCTTTTGCACGTATGACTGCTCGTATTTCAGTTCCGTCATCAAGTCTAAATGTTCCTGCAGTATTAATAGAGGTAGGAGTGTAGTCAGAAGTGCTTTCTTGATCAGAAAATCTTATAAACATTTTATCCAAAGATCCTGTATCCCCTATAGTTGTTTCAGTTCCAAAATGTATAAAATGTCTATCTTGATCAGAAGTTAAACTCATTAAAGTATTAGTGGGTGCTCCTGTCATTATAGTAGCTCTTGTCTGTAGAGCATTAGCTGTATTTTGAATAGGTTGCCAAATAAATGTTCTACCACTATAAATTGTTGCAGTTAATATTTGACCAAAATTATCTAGTTTCCAGTTCGCTGGCGCTAAAGTTACAGATGATGATAAAGATGCTTCGCCCCAAGTTAAAAAAACTTCTATAGATGTATCATCCGCATGAGCTGCAGTTAAAGTTCCATTTACTGCTCTTGTAATACCAGTTAAAGATGTTGTAGTAATGCCTGTATAAGATATTAATTCGTCATCAACTTTTATAACACCAGCTGAAGGAAAATTAGTTGTAGAGTCCACTGTGATTGTAGTACCAGAGCCTCCAGTACCATTACTATCGTTTAGTAATGCGCCATTAAGTAAAGTTGTTACACCAGTTGATCCTCCATATCCCCCAGTACCAAAACCGTAACCAAAAGTTTGGCCAATTGGTCCTGCTTTTACATAACGATTAATTGTACATGATCCTGAAGATCCGCTGTTAGAGGCAGCTGTTGCCATGGTTACAGTAAATTGATTACCGCTTAATCGTGCGGTCACTTCGTATGTCGTGTTCTCAAAATCACCTGCAGTATATCCAGCTCCAGTAGGAGGTGTAACTGAAGTAAATGTAAATAAATCTCCTGCCTCTACGCTGTGTCCTGGAAGTGTAACAGTAACTGTTGTTGTACTATTTGTCGTAAATGAACCTCCTGTCTGCGCAGTTTCTAAAGGAGTTATGTCGTAGAAAGCAGATTCATAATAAATAATTAACGCTTTATTTGTGCCTAAAGCAGCATAAATTCTTCCATCTAAGTCTGTATATTGATGTTGATCTCGAGTTACTCCAACAAGTGTATTAGATGTGATTTTAGACCAGCCTCCCACCTTTTCAGGTAATCCATATCTAAAACGAACAAAATCACCATCTACATACTGACCTTCTGCTGCAGTATCGGTTATTTGTTTGTTAAATCCTGGTCTTATATTAACTAAGTTTAAAGGCATAATCCTAATTATAATAGTATTATACACTATTTAATAGTCTATAATACTAATAAAATAAGACAATGTTCAAAGAGGCTCTTGCCTTATCTTTTTTAACCGTAATCCCTCTATGGATCCAACTGCTTTTGAAGACTTTTGCCTGACTCATTTTATCAGGGTAGAATTTATCTAATATTTCAGTACCTCCATCCGTTGTGTGAGGATTATATAAGATAGATATAAATCTATTTGAATCATGATCTCTATGCCCAATACCTTGCTGGCCTTGAGTATAATAATTCCAATGAACTCTATATAGATTTGGTTGAGGCACATTTAATTTAAATAAAATCAAATTAGTTATTAATCTTGCATATATAAAGAGAGGGTCTTCTGGATGACCTGGGTAATTATGATCAATAGAATCCATAGTGACATGAGCAAAACCTGTGTGTGCGGTATTGTTGTCAAAAGCTGCTAAAACTTTATCTGATTTATTGGATGTTTCATGTTGTATTCCCCAAGGTCTAGAAGAAAGTAATTTAAGAATTTCTAAATTTTCTTGAGGAGGTAAAACATCATCAACTAAAATAGGTTGTTTGATTTCTAATAAATTCATAAATTCACTAAACTATAATTTTTTTTAAAACCTACTGGGCCTTTTAAAAAATAATTAGCCCCTATAATAATTCTATCGCTTGAAACTTTGGATGTCTCATGTTTAAGCCAACCTGGAAAAATCACCATGTCACCTGTTCTAGCTTCTATGGTGTATTCTTTAGAATTAAATACATTGTAATTTTTAATAGCGTATTCAAAATTAAATCCTTTTTGTAAAGGATCTCTAAGATCGGTAATAATTAAATCACCTGAATTC